TAGTGATGTTGGAGAAAATACTTCTGCTAATCAGTCATCGTCTGCTAAATTTCATTTAACAGCTAGTACAGATCAATCATTGGGAACAGGAGATGGAGAGTCTTGGAACGGAAGATATAGATTTATTAATTTAAGAAGCACAACATTTATTAAAGGTATGCAAGGATTAGATTCAGGTGGAATGACATCTACTGAATATTTTTCAGTACTTAGATCAAGCAAATATGTTAGTAAATATAATGTTAATCGAACAAGTAAAGTTGATACAATAAGTATTTTTGCAAGTTCTGGAAATTTAACAAGTGGTACAATAAGTTTATATGGTATTAAAACATGACAAAATTATACCAACAAATAGACGGAGTTAAAGTTGAATTAACTGCTGAAGAAATTGCATTAAAAGAAAAAGAAGAAAAAGAGTGGGAAGACGAAAAGCCTGTAAGAATAAAGGAAAGTTTAAGAAATAGAAGAGAACCTTTGTTATTCGAAGCTGATTATAAAATAAATACACTTGTAGATAATGGTGGTGATGCATCTGCTTGGAGAAAGTATAGACAAGAGCTTAGAGACATTACTAAAGCATCTGACTTAAATAATGTAACATTTCCAAATAAACCAGATGATGTTGATTAATGCTAGGCCATTACCCTTTATCAGCGCATTCCATTGCGTCTGCTGGCCATAAATTCCAGGATTTTGCTGCAAGTATTTCATCAGCATTAACTGTTTCATCAACTGTTGTATTAATTAGAGAAAACGCAGCCAATAGACCTACAACTGTCGTAGGCACTGGAACAATAAAACTAATTAATGGCGCAGCTGGTAGCGCAAGTTCATCCTTGGCAACGTCTGGTGGAATGACAGCAATTTTTTCTGGGGCAGCAAATGTATCAACGTCTGCTACAACGACAGGCGCTGTAAAGTTAATACGTAATGCAAGTGGAAATGCATTAACAGCTGTTACAAGTGCTGGTTCCATAAATTTAATTAGAGGTGTAGATGGTTCTGTATCAGTTGCTGTAAATCAAAGTACTGAAATGAACGCAATACTAGCACTAGTGGCCAACGTAACAGGCACTGCGCCTATGACAGCATTACTAACTATACTAGGTGACATTTGGACAGTACAAAATGCTAGTTCAACGTCATTTAGTACGCAATCAGCAGCTAGTACAAGTTACGCAGAGCAAGCGACAACAACAACAGAATATTTGGTACAATAATGGCAAAAAAACTATTTTCAATTAGAGGATCACAATTAACTGAAAGTGGTATTTTTAAGTCTACTCATGCCCTGGACGCACCGTTATGGACAGATGGCGTAAACGTCATATTTAAAAATGGTGGCGCACAAAAGATTGGTGGAAGTACACAAGTCGCAACACAAAGTGTGACAACACCAGTAAGAGGCGCAGAGGCTTATCAATTAAGTGACAATATCCAAAGGTTGTTTTTTGGCACTACAGATAAATTATACATGTATGTCCCTGGAACTGGAATTACCCAGGAAGGCACTGGCTACAGTGGTAATGAACATGAAGGCGCTACTAGCATTGCAACAACTTGGTCATTTACGTCATTTGGAGATCTTGTAATAGCAACTAACGGCACGTCAGCGCCTCAAATATGGAAACTGACAACTGACGCCTTTGCAGCGCTGTCAAGTGAAACAAATGCCACTGGTGTTCCAAGTACAGCAGAAATAGTAATGAGAATTAGAGGCCATATACTATTGTTTAATACTAACAGTGGTGACAATACTATTGCATTTAGTGACGTAGAAAGTCCTCACATATACACGCCAACAAGTACAAATGCAGCTGGATCACTAGTAGTGAGAGACATGAATGGCGCTATTAAAGCTGCTGTACCATTTAAGGATGGCGCATTAGTTTTAGGTAAAGACCAGGCGTTTACTGTTAAATATGTTGGGTCACCGTTTTTCTTTACTTACAAGCAAGTTACAACAGGCATAGGCGCTGTGTCTAAGGCCAGTGTAATAGTTGTGAATAACATTGCCTACGGCATGGGACAAAGAGGTATATGGCAATTTGACGGCCTTAATTACAAGTATATTGATACACCAGCACTACAGGAATTTATCCAGGCAAATTGGGAAGACAGTGAGTTATCTAAGGTTTGCGCTACGTATGACTTAGAAAATAAAACAATTTACTGGTTTATCCCCACTGCTAACAATTCAGAAAATAGCCTGGGCGTTGTGTATAATGTGCAAAACGGTAGTTGGTCACGCATTGACTTTGGACGTACTGCTGCTGTTCCTTACATGGGAGCATTTAAGCATCCATACATGTTTGCGCATTCTGGTAGTACAGCAAGTTTAAGATCACATAACACTGAAGTAAATGACAATGGATCTGCATTATCAGCAACATTGACGTCAAAGCCACTAGATTTTAATGAAGCAAATTTATTTAAAAGTATTACTTTTGTGTCACTGCAAATGAGAACACTGACAGGAACTGTAAACGTCAGATTAGGTACACAAAATAATTTAGATGACAGCGTGTCATTTTCGTCATCGACTGCCCTGGACGATGGTTTTGAAAAAATTAACGTAAGGCAAACAGGGCGCTTTATTACTTTAGAAGTATCCAGTACTGCCACAGGCGCTAACTGGGCAATGACTGGATTTGATATGCATGGTGTTCCAGCTGGGAGGATATAATGCCTATACTTCCTCAACGTGGCCAGGATGAAGAAGCTAACGAATACCTAGACAGAATACTGCCAGAACTAAATGAAATATTAGAAAATTCTGTTAGTGGTGGCGCATTTGTAAAAGACGGTAAAATATTTGTAAAAGTTGTTTCACCGTACAATGCAGCAGATAAAGACTTAGAATTAGGCAAGATGCTTACTAATTCTGCAAATATAGTAACAATAGACACTGAGAAGTTAGAAGACGCAGCTGTTACCCTGGCTAAAGTTGCTAATGGATCTATTAGTGGTGATAAGCTAGTTACAAGTGAAGCCGTTATAACGCAAAGCGCTCAAATAGGTGACGCTACAATACTGACTGCTGCTATTGGTGACGCACAAATAACAAACGCAAAAATAGGCAGTTTAGACGCTAATAAAATAACATCTGGGTCACTTGCAGCAGATCGACTAGGCGCCAATAGTATTACGGCTGGCAAGATAGCAGCAGACACAATAACAAGTGACAAGATTGCAGCCAATGCCATTACAAGTAGTGAGTTAGCGAGTGACGCTGTAACAGCAAATAAAATTGCAGCGAATGCAGTGACAACTGATAAGTTATCAGCAAATAGTATTACAAGTGCAAAGTTAGCTACAAGTAGTCTTATAACCCAATCAGCGCAGATAGATGACGGTATTATTACGAATGCTAAAATAAACAGTCTAAACGCAGATAAAATTAGTGGTGGCACAATAAGTGCTAGTTTTTTGTCTGGTGGTACTCTTACTATTGGATCTGGTGGTATAGAAACTATTGTAGGATCCTTTAACCCAGCAAACTTAAACGCTGGCGTTATTTTACAAGTATTAGCTAATAGTGTTGGACGAGGTAGTGGAACAAGTACATCAACCATTCCAAGTACTACATTTACGTCAACGAATAATACTTCATTTAATACAGATGCAGTTGTCATATTAATTGCTAATGCAAGTACATTTTCATCTGGACAGGGAACGCAAATAGCTACACGTTTTATGACAGGGTCAACGGCTTTGGCATTAACTCAAACGGCAGCTTGCAGTGGCGCTGGAAATGCTGATGTTCGCATACACGCAGCTAGAGTACAATTAAACAAAAATCAGCAGTACTTTGCCAGTATATCATTTAATGACAATGGACAAGGCGAAGCTGGTCAAGGAACAGGATCAGCTGTAATTTTAGAAGTCAGACGAGTTTAATGAACGTAAAGCCACAATCCAGTCCAGAGGATTGGATTAGACTGGAACAGTACATTGATGACAGTCTCAGCGTAGGCGTAAGACTGTACACAGTTACTGATATATTTAAAGCTATTAGTACTGGTGAGATGCAGTTTTGGCCAGGTAGAGACTGCGTCATGGTCACAAGTATAATTAATTACCCACAATGCAAAATGTTAGACATTGTAGTGGGTGGAGGTAACTTGAAAGAGTTACTGTCAATGGAAAAGATTTTAGCTATTTACGCAAAGCAACACGGTTGCAAATACCTAAGCACTGGGGGTAGGCGTGGATGGTTTAAAGCAACTAAAAGTCAACACCAAGTAATAACCGTTTTTAAGGAGATATAATGCCTAGTAAACAAAAAGTAGCAACAACTACATCGACAACAGATATACCAGAGTGGATGAAACAGGACTACGTAATACCAGCACTAGATAAAGCTAAGGGTATGCTAGACGATGAATTTACGCCATTTACAGGCGATAGATTTGCTGACAAATCACAGTTTACAACTGACGCTATGAACAAAATAACTGGTATGTCTGGCATGTCTTTAAAAGACAGATCCGATTACATGAACCCATTTACAAATGAAGTTATAGACGCCAGTAACCAGGTAATTAAAGATGAAACAATGGCTTTGAACACAGATCTTTTAGGTAACAGCTACAACATTGGCGCAGACACTAATACCAGGGTTGGCGTTGCCCAGGGTGAGTTAGCGAATTCGGCAGCAGACGCCATAGCTGATAACACCAGTAGATTAAAAATGGCTGGATTTCAGCAAGCTGGCCAGGATATGTTGCAAGACTTTAATTTAGGCGTGTCACAAGCTGACAACTTATATAAAGCTGGCGCAGTAGACCAGTCATTTGACCAACAACAAAAAGACTTTGACTATGGCGAATTTTTGGGCGCCCAAGGTCAAGAAGCCAAAAACTTAAATCAATTACTGGCAGCTATTGCTGGCGTTCCACAAGGCCAGGTATCTACGCAACAAACACCGTACACGAGTAACCCATTTGCTACAGCTATTGGCATAGGCAGTAAAATTATGATGCCTCAAATGGGATTTATGTCTGGCACTGGTGGCCTGTCACCTTTTGGGTTAGGAACTGGTGGTTTTAATCCTTTTAGTGGCTTTAATCCATTTCAATTTGGGATATAATTTATGAATATTTTAGACGTAGCAACACAGCCAACAAGTTCAAGAAAGCGCTTTGACAATTTAAGGCGTTACAATGCACTGCACTCTTTAGGTGACATGCTTATAGCGTATGGCGCGCCTACAAAGGTTGGTGAAAATAATTTAAATGCGTTTATGCAAATTAGTGAAGCTGCCAATAAAAGAAATACTAATATTATGCAGCAAGAGCAGCAGTTTAACCAGGCATCGTCATTACTGCCATTAGTTGATCAATACGCTACTTCACTTAACCTATCGCCAGAACGTATAGCACAAATCAAAGCAGATCCAGTAGGCAATGCGTCTTTTCTACAAGCATTACAAACTAATAATATGAATACGTCATTTGCTACATCTAAAGCAATTAAAGGTAATTTAGCGTCACTACAATTAGCAAAAGCAATGGGTATGCCTATGCTACAAAATAAATCTGAAGAGGAATTACAGGGTTTAAGTTCTAATACTCAACTGCAACCATTCCTACAAACCTTTATTCAAGAAAAAGCAAAAAGAGGATTTCCAGATTTACAAGTCATGCAATTAAATAATGGTCAACTTGCTGTTTTTGATAAAAATGGTATTGGATTAAAAGCTGACGGTAGTATTGATCAAAATATGATTACAATTATAGGTGACAAAAAAGCAAATACAATGAATGTCACAGAGCCTTCATACGATAAAGAAAAAGGTATGTGGATGCAAAAAACAGTAATACTTGATAAAAATACACCAGACAAAACAAATTCATATGGATTTGCAGTTGTAGGACAATCACCATCAAGACCTTTATTTGCAGAAAAAACTTCAGATACACAAAAAGTACAAGACGCATTAGAAACATTGCAGATACCTGGAATAGATAAAAATAGTGCAGAATATAAAGCAGCTAAAATGTTTTTAGATAAGTACGCTAACCAGGGTAAAATGTCACTGGAAATAGGTGAAGACGGTTCAGTCAAATTTACGCAAGGCATGCCTGGTGATAGTGGATTATCTACTAAAATGGCTAATGACATTGACGATCAAATACTAACACTTGGTGAAGATCTTTTAAAATTAGATAATATTTTTGCTAATTTTGATCCATCATTTTTAACTTTAGGTGGAAGATTTGACAGGGCAAAACTTTCTTTTAAGGATTTAATGGCTGGCGCAATACCAGGTATAGATGCATTAGACGAGACAGAAAGAAATAGGTTATCTAGCCAAACAAATTTCTTTGCAGACGTAGCAGAACGATTTAACCAAATACTTTTAAAAATGTCTGGTGCAGCTGTTATGGAAGGTGAATTTAAACGACAAGCAGAAGCAAATCCAAACAAAAAAGATACGCCAACAGTTTTCATTACTAAAGTAAAACGCCAAATGAAATTTATTATTGGCGCTTTAGGACGATTAGATAAATTAAAAAAGCAAGGCATATCTGGTGATTTGTTTATGACAGAGTTAAAGAAAAACGGCTCTAGTATTTTTGGTGAAACTGTAGAAAGTGGTGACGAACATGTTGCTCAAATGATAACAAATAGAGCAGCTGAAATATTACAAGAAAATGAAAATTACGAACAACCTCAAGCTATTAATCTAGCTGTTCGTGAAGTATTTCAAGAACTAAACATACCACTAAGTTTTTTAAAATTTTACCGTAATTAATAGGATAAAAAATGAGTTTAGACGATCTATTGAGACAAGCAGCAAACGTACAGGACAACAACACCCAAATAAATGCAGCTGGTGGTAATTTAAGTAATTTACTTACTGTTGCTGCTGGAGCAGATAACGCCAGTGAAGCAAATATTGCAGAAGTACCAGAAGGCACAACTATTAATACTGGGTTTCAATCAGCTATGGGCATGGGATCCAGGATGGCTGGTTCATTTGCGTCTGATATGGGTGAAAGAATTAGAATACTGTCTAGGTTTAGTGGAATACCAGTAGAAGATTTCTTTTTAGATCCTACTGGCAACCTTGTTTACCGTACAGTTATGAATGGCAAGGAAACATACAACAGGGTAGACCCAGGCGCTTTAGACAGCGCAAAAGAATTATTTAAACAAACAATGTTAACTGCTAGTCAAGCAAATGTTGCTGGTAACCCAAGTCAACAAGCGCAAGACATGAATGCTCAATTTGCAAAAGAATTACAGGAAACAAAAGTAACCGTTGATGACTTATCAGCTATTGGGTCTAGCATACTGGCAGAAACGCCAGCGTCTATTCCAGAAATGATTACAACTGGTGGCGTTGCAATGGCGCCTTTTACTGGTGGCACAAGTGTAATACCTGGTGCAATAGCTGGCGCAGTTGGTGAAGTGGGAAGGCAAGGTATAGGAAATTTGTTAGATCCACGTCCAGGCGCTAATATTGATATGGGGCAAGTGGCAACAGCTGCTGTTATTCCAGGCGCATTAGAAGGTGGCAGTGCTGGTGTAAATTTTGCTAAAAATAAAATAATGGGTCAATCCCCTCCTCCTGGTGTTATCAATGCGTCAGATTTTGGAAAGATTAAGAAAAGCGTAAACGATCAAAGTCTTAATGATTTTATTACTATGGCACGAGATCAGTTTGGTATTGACTTGTCATTGCCCCAGGCATCTGGTCTTAGTTCATTGCAAAAGCTAGAACGTAAAGTAAGGCGTAACCCAGACGCTGGTAATATATACGATGAATTTTTATTTGGTGATATTTCACCATTAACTGATCAAGTCGTGCAAATGGGTGGCCAGTACAAGCAAGTTAAAGAAGCTATTGAAAATATTTTATTGCCATCTGTAAATCGTAAACCTGGTAGCTTAGACGCACAAGCAGTTATTGGAAAAGCAATTGACGCATCAAGTCAAATAAAAGAAAAGTTTGTTAAAATGCGATCTAAAATATTTGATAAGTTTTACGCAAAGGCACGAATTGAAACGCCTCAACTATCATTTAATGTGGCACGTAATGCCTGGCGATCTGTCGAGCAAATAATAAAAGACACATCTGGAACTCCTCAAGGCAAAATTATACAACAATATGCTAATCAATTATACAAAGTTAAAATGAGAGACGGCAAGGTTGTTCCAAAACTTACCAGTGACGGTAAGCCTGTCCTCGATGGCGCTGGCCAGCCAATACCACAAATGGAATTTAGAACTGATATTAATAATTTAAATGAAATAAAAAAATCATTAGACACTTACATACAAAGAATTGACGATGACGCACCAGGCGCAGACAAAACAGCTAAGTTTGGTTTAAATGTTTTAAGAAGCGCATTACTCAATGGCATGAAAAACGAAAGTCCTAATTACGCTTTGGCATTAAAGTCATTTGAAAACTTTACTAAAAATTACATGGATCCATTTGATAACTCTATTGCTGGTATAATAGGCAATTTAGGTAGAGATAAAACAAATGCAGTCAATGCATTAAGTAGAGTATTTTCAAGTAATCAAGTAACGCCAGGCGCACTGATGAGGTCATTTGAATACTTTAAACAATTACCAGGAGGCGCACAATTATTTAGAGATGCACAGCGTGTTTACATAGAGCAGCAGTTTAAGAATATTGTTGAGAAAGTATCTAATACGCAAGCTGGTGACATGTCAGCAAATTTAGCGCAACGTGTATACGGTCAATTCTTTACACCAGAAAATATGAAAATATTAGCTGTTACAATGGATAACCCAAAAGATATAGAAAATATTGAAAAGATGGGCAAAGTAATGTTTGCCATACGTAACACGCTAAGAGAAGGATCACCAACAGCAACTGACATTAAAGACGCAGACGTTTTATCTTTAAGTGCTAAAGCTGGTCAACTAGCAGCTGACGTTGACGTAACAAAACCAGCGTCACTAATTGGAGCGTCACGTCAAAAAATAGACGATATTTTATACGGCCGTGCATACCAACAACTAGCAAAAATATTTACATCAAAAGACGCATTGAGGCGCCTAGAGGCACTTAAAGAATTAGATCCTAAAGGCAAGACTGCCAGGGCAATTGTTATGGCTGTTCTTAATGCAGCAATAGACGGTAAGTATGATGAAGTTGAAGGACTAGATATTGAAGATTTACCACCTACACTAAAAGCAAAAATAGGTGACCTTCAATGGCAAAAAAATAACTTATTTAAAAACCCTACAAATATAATTCAATGACAGTATCAGAAAAAGTAGCTGTCTTAGAAAGTCGCATGACGGCACTGGAAAAACGTATAGACAACATGGATAAAAAATTAGACCAACTAATAGAAGCTGCATACATGGGCAAAGGCGCCTGGTGGATGTTACTCCGAGTAGGAGCAGTGTTTGTATTAGCGTCTGGATTGGTAGCCTGGTTAGTAGATAAAATACTCAAGTAATGATTGACCCCATTACGCTAGGCGCTGCTGTCAGTACAGCCACGCAATGCTATAGCCAAATTAAAAAACTTATCCAAACAGGGCGTGACATAGAAGATATGTCTGAGACTGTTGGTAAATGGATGGGCGCTGTTTCTGATATTGACAATATCAATAAGCATTCAAACAGTCCAAGTACATTTGATAAACTCTTTAATGGCTCTGTCGAAGAAGTGGCTATGAAAAGCTACAGTGCTAAAATAAAAGTACAGAAGCAACGTGAGGAATTAAAAAACTGGATTGTTGGACACTACGGCTTACAAGGTTGGGATAACTTACTGAAAGAAGAAGGCCGTATAAGAAAAGCCAGGCAAGAAGCTGTGTATGCACGTGAAGAGCAAAAACGCATGATACGTGACTACACTATTATGGGCATTGCAGCACTTGTTTTACTTAGTGCGTTAGGCTGGATGATCTGGCTTATTTCTAAAAGTGTAACGTAATGCTTATGTTGTACAATTACATTTATTATTTTTTAATATTTTTCTGCGTAATATCTTTTTTATTTATTGTAGCGTTTGCAAGAGACAAGGAACACACGACATGCAGACTGGCAAAACAGTTATTAGAAAATAAAACCAGAGTTTGTGTTTATGTTGGTGCTAACTATACGCAATGGAATGAATACGTTCCAATAGGCGCTGGTGAATGCCCCAGGGAAATACACTGTAAATACAGGCCAAATGAAAAACCATTTACATTAAAGAACGTCATAAAAAGCATAAAGGATAGTTTTAAATGAACGCAAGAGTATACAACCACGATCTAGACGGTGACGGTAAAATTTCAAAAGAAGAATTAGAAATAGAAGAGCGTATGCTGCGTTTAGAAAATGCAGACAAAATGCAAGACCAGCAAAGACTGATGGCATGGGCAGCAATGGCGTCAAGTATTGTTACTGTTATTGTTCTTTTATTACCAATACTTGATGTATCACGCATGCAAGCTGCTGGTGCATTTTTAAATACTTTCTTGGTTGCCCAGACTTCAGTAGTTATTGGCTTTATGGGCGCAACAGCTTGGACACGAAAAAAGGAAAATGGCAATGGTAAATGACATGGGCGTTATTAGTGTTCTTATCTGGAACGCTACAAAAGGATATGTATTATTTCTCTGATTTGGATACGTGCCTTAGAATTGCACAGAAAATTAGATCACAAAACTATGATCCATCACTCGCTGGGGATAGTAGGATATGGGTCAAGGCTTATTGCGTACCTAAAACAGTACCTAAAAATAAAGAATAATGAAGCGCCTAAATATTTGCAAGGCTGCAAAAAATTATAAAAAAGTTAAGGGGAATGTTCGTCAGGGGTGTCAGCATTCCTCACCAGTTATGAGGGGTAATTGTTTAATTTAAACTTTATTATGTTATGATTTTTAATTGCTAAATATAATCTGCAATTATCCCTCACCCAACAGAGGAGTAATACAATGGTTTTATCAAGCCTAATAGCACCAGCTACAAAAATATTAGATAAGTTTATACCAGACGCTGACACAAAACAAAAGTTGGCGCATGACTTAGCGACAATGGCCGATAAGCATTCTCAAGAGCAAATACTCGCTCAATTGGCAATTGCTAAAGAAGACGCAAAAGGTAATTGGTTCCAGTCATCCTGGCGTCCACTTATTGGTTGGATCGCTGGCCTGTCACTAGCTATCAATTATTTAATTTCTCCAATTTGCGCTGGCTTTGGGTTTGTAATACCCCAGGCAGATATGAGTGTAATGATGCCAATATTACTTGGTATGTTAGGCATTGGTGGCATGAGAAGTTTTGACAAGCTAAACAAAACTGACACTAAAAAATGAGAAAAAGAATAAAGTTAACTGCCAAACACAAATCAAAATCTGGTGGATTAAATGCTGCTGGTAGACGAGCAGCTAAAGCGCAAGGATCTAATTTAAAAGCGCCAGTTTCATCTAAGCAAGCAAAGAAATCACCAGCTGCTGCAAAACGCAGAAAAAGTTTTTGCGCCAGAATGTCTGGCATGAAGAAAAAGCTAACCAGTGCCAAGACTGCTAGAGATCCCAATAGCAGAATTAATAAGGCCTTACGTAAATGGGATTGTTAAAGGAGAAACTATTATGCCGTATGGAACAGGAACTTATGGATCTACTAAAGGCAGACCAGCCAAAAAATCTAAAAAGAAAACTAAGAAAGGCAAGTAAATGAGTTTATACAGAAACATTGCAAAAAAAAGAGCCAGGATAAAAGCTGGCTCTGGTGAGAGAATGCGCAAGCCTGGAACTAAAGGCGCTCCAACTAACGCAGCATTTAAAGCAGCTGCTAAGACAGCTAAGAAACCTAAGAAAAAAGGTAAGAAAGGTAAATAAATATGGCAGTCAAGGCATTAACTCAAAGGCAAAAAGATACACTGAAAAGACACTCAGTGCATCACACGTCTAAGCACATGACTGAGATGCGCAAGCTAATGCGATCTGGAAAGACGTTCACTCAATCACATAAAATAGCAATGAAAAAAATTGGGAAGTAAATATGATAAGTCCAAAATCTATGAATGAATTAGTTGATGAAATAAAAAGAGATGAAGGCGCTGTTGTAGAAAATGGACGCCACGTTGCCTACGCTGACAGCGAAGGTTATTGGACAATTGGTGTAGGAAGACTTATAGACAGCAAGTTACCTGGCGCTGGTCTAAGAGACAGTGAAGTAGAGCAAATGCTACAGAATGATTTAAGTGAATGTGTCGAAGACTGTCAAAAGACTTTTGCCTGGTTTAACGATTTACCAGACTTAGCAAAAAAAGCATTGGTAAATATGCGCTTTAATGTTGGAATGCCACGTCTTAAAAAATTTGAAAAAATGTTAAACGCCTTGGAAACTGGTCAATTTGAATGGGCAGCAGAAGAATGTTTGGACAGCAGATGGAGTAGGCAAGTGGGCGCAAGAAGTGAAAGAATTGCTGAACTCTATCGATCATGCGCCACTTAGGGTTAAATTAATTTAGCATTACTGTAATCTTTAATGTAATCTTTAATGTCTTTAAGGCGATCATTAGTATAATCAAAATCTGGATTTTTTTGATAGTCCTCACAAAGAACCCAAGTAACTAAACCCTTATAAGTTTTGTTAGTATAATTCTGGACTTTAATTTTTTCTATTCTAAATCCTAATGCCTTTAATGAAGATCCAGTTTCACCTGGCTGCGTGTATGTAACTATATATTTAAAACCTAAAGCAAAACACGCTGTAATAGCTTTTCCTAATAAAAAACTAGCGACATTTTTAATATTAGTTTCTATTGGCAATCCAGAAATATCTTTTGTTACAAGCCTACGAATTTCAATATGATCTCTTCTTTTAGACCATTCATGGCTAGAACAAGTATCAACTGTTACAACACCTAATAAAATTCCATATTCATCTTTAGCGCCAATAGAAAATTTGTGACGCTTTAGTGGTTTGCTGTGCCTATGGTGAAGTAATGTAAATTGAGCAGCTTCTTGTAGCTTTATTCTTATATGTTGAAGTTTCATATTAAATCCATTTGCCTGGCGTCTTGTGTAACATTAAATGTAATGTCAACTAATTGGTAATCTGGTGATCCAGGAAACTTACTTTTAATAACACGTCCCACTGGTTTAAGTTCTTTTAAATCGTCTACAGATAGGCGCATTTTCTTATCACCATGCAATACCACCATCCCACCTTTTTGTATGGCCTTACGCACCTCATAATCACGTACAGAGACTTTGTCTCCCATCCATAACTTGTTTACTTTTTTAGTTAACATTAGCTGGCCTTCCTCTTTTCTTTGCTGTGAAAAATATTGCACTCAGCGCACATAACTTCTGTAATGCCCTGGCTTTTTAAAACTACTTCATCAAGGCCTTTAGCTGAGTAACTATGGACAACGTATTTAGGGTTTAATACTTGTTCTGTTTTAAACTCTTCCTTACAGTGTTTGCATCTCCAGATTTTACTCATTGCTAACACCTATAAAATGATTACGTTGCCTATGAATAGTTTTAAGTACTGGCTCAATCTCATCGATAACACCTATAGATTTATTAAAAAGTTTCCTGGCATCATCGTTATTTGCAAAGCCATACTCACTAGCAAAATCCATTGACGATCCATAAACAAAGTTATCCAGGATGCCATTAGCGACAATTAGCATGCGAATATAATTAGGATCCTGTTCTGGTTTAAGCCATGTATTGTCTTCTAAAACAAATTGAAGACCACCGTCTGATGCGTGAACTGTTTTTATTTTGTTGCTCATCTTTTTAACCCCTTCTGTATAAATTATATTATACTATATATATAAGTATGCAAGTATATGTTTGCAAGGGTTTTATATACAAAAAGTATAAGTTTTTTATATTATTTTATAAAACGGTGCAGATTGCACAAGTTTAGAATTAGGTTAATCTTCTGTAACCCTTATGGGATATGGTGGGCGCGACAAGGTTTGAACTTGTGACCCCTACGATGTCAACAAACAGGTCACATATACTTTTATAAGTTTTTCAATGACTTAATGTCAAGTAAGCGACATTAATTAGTCTAAAAGTATTAAAAATCGATTAGTTTTTTTTATATTTTCTTATACATATACTATGTACTAGTGCAAATTGCACAAGTGACCCCTACGAATGTAAATATTATAACTCTAAAGATTTAGCTGCTTTTTGTAGATAATTAGGTGAAAAGCG